GCGGGTTGCACGCCGGGACGAACATACTTCCCAGTCTTCATACTCTGAGAGAGTTCAGCGGTATTGAGCCGAAGAACAATCTGCTCAGTACAAGGCATACCATCAACATGCGGTACCGTATCCTCGACCTGTTGTTTAGTCGTAGGCGGTGCATCAGTAGCGTCATAGTCACACGATAAGATCACTTTACCAGCTGATCCATTCGTGGCAAACTCAGACACCTCACGCCGATAGTAAAACTCCAGAAACTCAAAACGATACTTCTCATACAACTGGGCAATTTTATAGGCCCACGGGAAAGTAGTCGATTGACCTGGATTAATGGGATATGAAGTAGTTGCAAAAGTCACAGAACCATTGACCTCAGCAATATATTCGTCCTCCTCAACAAGCTGATGCTTGCGAGAAGTACCAATGTTCGAGGAAGATAACCCCAAACGACCGGTGGTGCCAGCACGATTTGCGAGATGCTCGTGCTTACGGCGCGCCCCCGCGCTGAGAAAATTGCCAGTCCGAGTTAACGGCCCAGCTCTCTTCTTACCAACACGAGGAGGCATATTGTTATTGTGATTCGCATTGCCTTTAACAGCTTTGCGACGCTGTCGCTGACGCTTACGCGCTGCGGCAGACTTTGGCATTTTTGAATAAGAAAAACACAAAGAGAAAACAAGAAGAAATAAATCACGGGGGGGGTTCACAAATAAACGACTGGAAAATCACGCCACAGAAACGGCGCCACGTACGTCAGTCGCCTCAAGACCAGTGAACAACCTCCACAACTCATCATCGGTTTTATACCCAGTAAAAGCGAGTACGATCGCCGGATCCTGGCTCGAACCAAACCTATCACGAAGATAAGTGATAAGATCGTCAAACCAGATACGACAACTTTCACACGCAAAAGTCTCATTTCTGAGACCACATGCGCGTACGATCGTATTAGCAACAGTCTTCTGCTCATTATCAATAAGCATATTACTGCGCATTCGCTCACAATTAATTACGGGTAAATACATAGCATGGCCAAGTTTTGGTATATCACACAACTTAAAACCATGACCGAGAAAAGTACACTCATGATTTGGTCTGAAAGACTCTGAAGCAAAGTGGTACTCCATATCCAACGCGGGCATGTTCTTACGAATAGCCTCGACATTGAACTTATCCTGAATATCTGGACTGACAGTAAGATTAATGTCATCTCCATTTATACACATCACAATAAACTGTTTGAATTGTTCATAAGTGTGGTATTCAGGCGGCATAATTAAATGCCACAGGACCACCATGTCCATATAGTTCTTAAGAGAATTATCTGGCGTAGTGCAGGCTTGACCACTAGGATTGCCCGCTTCACGACCATAAACCCACCCATCAACATTGACAAGTGGAGAATGAATTAATTCGTGATAGAGATTTTTCAATCTCTGGTAATTGGCTGGCGTTCGAAAACACCGGCGCAACATTCGAAACCTAAAATCACGAATCTCGTTCATACACTTCTCCCTAAACCGTCCATCAAACTTCTTCCCATCCAACTCAATGGTGTTCGAACCATTACCAAAAGCACTCATTTTATCGTTCAGCTTATGCCAGCCGCCATTAAAGACGTCCATGCCAAGCGATATAGAGTGCTGATTGCATGATTTTATAAGACTGTTGTTCTGATGCAGACACAACATCGCATGTGACACCACATGATTCACATCCATAGCAACTATAGTACGCACTTCGCCTAAATCAATCTTCTCACGAGGACGAACTTCTTCTTTAATCGTGACACTACAGAACGAACGAATATACTCTGGAGGCGATAAAACATCCCAGTATTTCTGGAAGAACTCAGCATCAGTGCTACCCCAATAATCGCATTTGAACGCATATCTCAGAGTCCAGGGATAACCCGGGCTCTTAAGTGGCTTCAACCATTCGGTAACTTCATCATACGATAACATCTTACTATCACGCATATAAGGTCCAAACTCCTTATCCAACCATTGACCAGCTATCCCATACAAAAGGGACACCCTGTCCGAGAATGGATTCGCTACACGATCATAGCGTTTTAAAGCCTTGGCAGAGAGGTCCACTCTCTTTGGTACAACACCATATCTGTCAAGCTTGTCGGGACTATCTCCAATGGAAACAATGTAATCGTCGACCACCTGGTCATAATAATCAGGATCCTTCGAATTAAAAATACGAAAAACCCGACCAAGGCAAGGCATGTTATCTCCCAGATCGATACCATGCAATGCAGTGATTCGACTAAATCC